TCCAGAGGTGCGCCCATCAGGTTGCAGAACACGTAGTCGGACAGCTTGCCCGTGACTTCGTACTGCCTGGCCAGTGCTTCGAACACCGGCTGGCTCATCTGGATGTCGCGCTGGCTGCCATCGGTCTTGGTGTACTCGTCTTCGCCCAGGACGAAGGTTTCTCGCACCAGGATCAACCGGCGCTCAAAGTCGACGTACCGCCACTTGAGGCCATGGACTTCGCCGGTGCGCATGCCGGTGAAGAATCGCACCGTGAAGTAGTGACGGTAGTCAGGGCGCACGGTCGCCAGGATGCTTTGCACGTCCTGCAGGCTAAAGGGGTCCACATCGACCTTGCGCACGCGCAGCCGTTTGATGTTGGTGGTTGGCGTCGTAAACTCGAAGCGGTCGGCGGCCTCGTCCATGATCTGGCAAAGCGTGCCAATGATCTCGTTGATGCGTTTGGGTGAGAGTCCTTCCTTGTCTCCGCGACCTTTTACTTTGGCGAGTGTGGCGCGGTAGGCAAGGATGTCGGATTTGGTGATGCTGCTGACCACCTTATGCCCGAAGTGGGGAATCAGGCGACTGTCCAGGGTAGAACGCAGGGAGCGGATATGGCTGCGTCGCCATTCGATCTCGTGCTCTTTGAACCATTGGGTGGCGAAGTCTTGAAAAAGCGGCGAAGGACTATTGACAGGTGACTGCATCGCCTTGCCCGCATCAACCGTAGTCGCTTGATCAAACCGCGATGCTAGTGCGCTCTCAGGAAAGTAGTCGCGGTACTGGAAGGTGCCGTTCTTCAGCGCCTTCTTGATCTTTTCCAGAACGGCCTCCACCCGCTTTCGGTTCTGAAGCGTGTCAGGCAATGCTGTCTGCTCACGGCAACGAACATTGCAATAGGTGAAGTCCATCACCAACTTGCCGGTTTCTTTTCTGACTGTGACCTTAGCCATGGAGAACTGCTCCATTGGCCATGGGGATTGCATTCATGCCGACGGGGGCCAGGGTGGAGGCGACTTTCATGTCACGTTCAATGGTCTCCCATACAAACAAGATCTTTCTGCCACCGAACGGTCGCACATAGTGCACCCCCTCCATCAGCACGCTGTCTTTGAGACGTTCTCGGATTGTCCGAACGTCATACTTGATCCTTGACGACAATTCATCTGTAGTGAGGTAGGTCTGCTCATTCATGGTTGCTCCTGTAGAATCTTTACATCAAGCGATAAAAATATTTATCACTTGATGCCGATAATACACAGGAAATCACAATTTTCAAGTCATTTGACACTTTTTTTTATCATTCGCCATCTTTTATTCCCATGATCAGGTTCAAGCTAGGCGAGATGATTGAGAAAAAGCAGTTCGCTGATGGGCGTCGCATCACCGTCAGCGAGATAGCTGCAGCAACCGGTTTGAACAGGATGACCCTGTCCAAGATCCTCAACCAGAAGGGTTATGGAACTGGAACAGAGACGATCGACAAGCTTTGTGAGTACTTCGCTTGCCGCGTTGAAGACCTGATGGAGCATGTTGGGTCCGACGAACCTCCCGCTTCGGTCTCCGACTGAATTGCATCTGGTCAACGGTCCTGTAGCGATCCCCACCGGATCTCCGCTCCAGGCGGTTGACGATCACACAACTTGGGACCCTAGTTTGCTTGGTCAGCTTCAGGCTGGTTGCTGCCTCACGGGATGGGCCACCGAATGTCTGCGCCAATCTAAAGTTGACATTGATGACTTCCGCTGGCGTAAGGCAGGTCGTACGCTGTAACCTGACATTGATTGGTGACGATCAATGCGAGCATGCTGAGCCGCCGTGCGTGCGGCTCCCAATGACTGCATCTAAAAGCCGCGAACTGGTACTGCCGAACCGTTGCTGTCGTTCAAGCCTCCACCGGCAATGCTTGCTGTGCAGCGAACTCTGCCGGTCAGTGCCAGCGGAGTGGTCAACCTTATCCGGCACAGGTGGTCAGTTCAGGCGGAATCAACACTCAGGCGACAGGGCCAGACGTGCCGCATCATCGACCGTCGTCGGCGACGTCCTTGAGAAGCGCTTGCGCTTTGCGGCTGGCCCATTTCCTCAGATCTAGGTGGGCCTTGTTCGTTCGTAGGAATTTCTTCAACGCTGGCGGAGACTTCTTCTTATAGACGGCAAGCCTGCTTTGGATGGCGCTCACGTTGAATTCGTTTGCTACGAGCAGTGCTTCAATTTCCCTAGCCATGCGAGCCTGTGTCGCGTCACTCGCCGCGACTTCGATTGGAGTGTCTTCCAGGGGCACGCCGATGGCGGCCTGGAAGGTGCTTGCCCAGTCTGGGGAACCGGTGCGGTCGTATTCAAGGAATGCATCGAAGCAGACACGCTCGAACTCCCGCAAGTTGCCGGGCCAGTCATAGGCCTCAAGCACACCACACGCTTTGCGGTCGATAGAGGGAAGGATGCTTGCGACAAGCCGTGTCTTCAGATCGTCCTCTGCGATGGCGAGGCGCCCCGCTTGGAACTCGATTGCAGGAGCGCTTCGCCATCTATGCAGCCGCAATAAGCGAATGAGCAGGTCGCCTTCAGTGCCCGCGCGCAAACGCTGCGCAAGGGGCTTCAGCTCCATCCTCGCGCGGATGCGATAGGCCAGGTCCTTGCGCAACCGGCCCTTCGCTAGCAGCGAGGCCTCGGATTCGTTGGTGGCCATGATGACCCGGACGCGAAAGCGCTTGCGTGCCCCGCCCTGGGCGCCGATTGGTTCCACTTCGACCGTGTCGGACACAGGGCTGAGCAGGTCCAGCAATTGCACCTGGAAGTCCATTGGTGCAGCCTGGATTTCATCGAGAAATAGGGTGCCACCGTTGGCTAGCTCGAACCATCCTTTTTGATCCGCCTTGGCGTCGGTGAAGGAGCCCTTGAGATAGCCGCGCAGGCGCGCCTCCAGCAGACCGGGCGAGACCGCAGCGATGTTCACGGATTTGAAGGCCCCCGACCGCCCCGTTTGCGCTCGCAATTTCTCGTGCAGCGCACGAGCCAGTTCGCTCTTTCCGGCGCCCGTCTCACCAATGAGCAACCGGGGACCTTCCTTGGGGGAGTGATCGTTGGGCGTGACGGACGTCAGCTGGGACATTACCTGACGCATCAGTTCGTCGAAGGCTTGGTCCGAAGCATCGACAGCATCATCAGAAACGCGGGAGCGAAGGCGGATGAACGATACGGAGTTGTCTTCAAGCAGGCGAGGCCTCTCCGCCAGTTCTCTGGCGATCTTGGCAGCAGGCAGTGTCCCGGGGGTGGACGACTGCAAGAAGCCGATAACCGAACGGCGGGCTACGACCTCGCCCGCGAGCCTTATCAGCGGCGCCAACTCCTTGATCGAATCCAACTCAGGTTGATCAACCAACTGGGCGGGCTCCATGGTGAGCAACTGGTTCACCAGCTCAGGCCAAGTCTTGCCTGGAAGCTTCTCAGGTCTTCCTTGCAGCGCGCGCAGGCGTTCAATGACAGACTGATTCGTCTGCTGAACCAGCCGCCACTCTTCCCCGCGTGCCTGGTCGATCCAGCCCGATATGAGCGCTTCATCCGCCGACACCACGGCCGCGTGCACCCAGACCCCGTCCCGGCGGCGGGCTGGCTCAACCGGCATTCCCACGACGATGAAACGCTGCAACAGCATATTCATGTTTTCATTGATGAAGTAACTTCTCATTTCAATGATAAGACGAAAATAAGTTTATAGTTTTAATCCCAAGTCATTGATTCATATAGATTACATACACTGGAATGGCCCTGGCACAGTTCATGCAAAGTAGTTAACGTGCATGTCGATGGTCGGCGTGCCGCAACCCAGGAGATATATCTATGCAATCCAGTCTGCCCATCAACCGCGCCATTGACATCAACAAGCTGTTGGCGTTCCTACGCGCAGGTGCGCCGGCTACCTTCCAGGTGAAGGAGGAATTGAGGGATCTTGTGATCAAGGCCCTGAAGGAGTTCGCGCGCAGCCACCGCATCACGGTACGCTACGTGGAGCCGGGCCGAGAGACGCTCATCATCTGCTCGGCGGCGGGCTTGATGGCAGGTGCGGGTGCGGGAGCGGCGCTCGCAGGTATCGCGGGTGCACTGGCCGGTGCCGGCGTTGGTCTCGCCGTTGGCTACGCTTGCGCCCACGTGAGCGTGAGCATCCGCCCTCTTGCCGACGGCCAGCCTGGCTTCACCGTCGATACCGTCCGTGCTTGAACCGCTTCCAGGACACTGCCATGACCACCCAGAAAAAACTGTCGCTCGTCGACGTGATCCATCGCACTGCGAACCATGCCGTCGAGGACGTCGGGCCGCTGCTGAAGTACCTCGACTTCAAGCCCGAGGCCAGCGACCTTACCTCGCGCTCTGCAGCACAGCAGATCGCCGACCACCTGCGCCGCATGGGCAGCAATGACATCGCGAGTCTTTTCCGAGGCGGCGATGGTGTGTCCTACGCGGAAGTGGTTTGCGACGTGGGCGAGAAGCTAAAGGCCAAGGACGTATCGTCGTCGAACACGGTGGAGCGCAACGAAGGGCTAGTCATCGAAAAGGTCTTCGCCGACACGCTCGACTCGATGTCTGCTGAGGAAAAGCGCGTCCTGTTCCGCTCAATGAACCTCGACGCCAAGGACGTGCCGTACGCCGCGAGTGCCGCCGTGCTGATGCCCATCCTGCTGCGTCAACTCGGTGGCTTCGCTACATACAGGTTCGCAGTTATCACCGCGAATATGGTGTCGCGAGCCTTGTTGGGAAGCGGCCTGAGCTTTGCTACGAATGCCGTCATCACCCGGTCCATCGGTACGCTGCTAGGCCCTATTGGTTGGATCGCCTCGGGCGCTTGGCTGGCGGTTGACCTCGCCGGACCGGCGTTCCGCAAGACGGTGCCAGCCGTCCTTTACACGGCAACACTGCGCCTCGCGCTGGCCAACCGGCTGAGCATCGGCGTCGTTGGAGACGGCTCGACCGGCAAGGACACGCTGATCGAGAAGGTGTTCGGCATACCGACCAATGCTGATCCCGTCGCCGGCTCCACCTCTGAGGCGATGCGCTATGCACTAGGCGGCGGTGGCGACGCCTTCGTCACCAACTATCCCGGTTTCAACGACTATCGGGCCAGGGTGAATGCCTCGACCGACGATGCGCTCCACCATACAGATGTCTTCCTTCTGGTCATGGATGCCACTCGCGGCGTTTCAGGCACAGACGTTGCACTGTGCGAGAAGGTTCGGGCGTTCGGCAAGCCCGTACTTGTGTGCCTGAATAAGTGGGACCTCATCCGTACCGAGAAGGACGGCATTTCCCTGATGGATGCCGCGCGTAAGCGCTTGAAGATTGAGCGTATTCAAGGTCCCGACGTGCCGGCCCAGGAAGCGGAACTTGTGCTCTGCGCGCTGGACCCGCTGCCGGCCCTCGGTATCGAGTCGCGAGGAGCCAGCGAGGTCCGCGAATGGGTCAAGGCGAAATTGCAGACGGCAGGTAAAAACGAGAGTCTCTTGGACGAGTTTTGACGAGGCGCCCGGGGTGCGCGCAACGCGCGGCGGCTCCAGCTCATTTTTGCCCGATCGGCAGCGTAGCCCAACCCGGCTGAGGGTTCATCACCCGGTAGGGCTTGTTCCCTGTGTCAGTCTTTGCTCGCAGCAGATCCGAACGGCGAAGTCAAGGGCTGATGGTGCGCCCGGCGGGAATGGTCTAGAGCGCCCAGGCGACGAGCCGCAAAACAGCGCTTATGAACGACCGCTTGGTGCCAGTCACCGTGAGTATGCCGAGCGGTGGCCACCGGCAGCAATCACTGCGGAGCGGACCGCCGCTGTGACAGCCTCAGGCTGATCTCGGCCGTTCGCGGGTTGGGCCTGAGCGGCTGCTCCCGCCCAGAGCAGTCGTCTGAGATACTGACTCTGGCGGGCAGCTTTGGCCCTGGAACCAGCCGTTTAGCCCTGCGAAGGCACTCGGGCTGCCCCTAGCGACCGCTGTACCGGTCTGCGGCTGACTCAGTTCGACACATTGGTGTCATTCCCTGACAGGAATTCGCCACCCCGGACTCCTGTTTGGCCTTTCCTAGACGCTGCCTGCTCCGTCTTGAGTTAGCAGCGCGTCGAGAGCAAGGATCATCTCTCGAATATCTGCGGCGGCTGGAGGTCGCATGTGTGCAATGGCATCGCGCACCTTCTTGACCTTGGAACATGCAGTCAGTGCCGCATTCGCAGTTTCGTCCAGCCCTTTGAAGGGGTCCGCAGCATCCCGGTGACTCATCGCCACCATGTCGTTGAACTCAAGATCGTCAATGGCGATGTCCTGGAAGCTACCCGGTCGCCACGGTAAAGGCTTCTTCCATACCCCTTTTGTGGGGAAGAGATAGTCCTCCAGGCTATCCCGCAGCTTGTCGATGACCGGTAGACGCCGCTCTTCAATCCACGGTAGCAGTGCTCGAACACAGGCCCGCCAGTAACGCTGCTCGAGGCGCTTCCATGCCCCCGCCGACCCGGCTGCCTGCGCCCGCACTTCAAGCCAGTCCTTCAATGCGCCGCTGGCCCGGTCGTAGGACGTATCTCTCTGCGGCATCGAAGCAAGCGATTCAGGGAGTTGCAGGAGAGCGTTGGGGTGAAGCGCCATCAACTCTTCTGCCGCAAGCGGGTCTGCTCCGGCAAACTCGATCACCAGGTGTCTGGCCAGTGAGGTGCTTCCCGGCCCCCTGCGGCCTACCAAGCGTTGAGTAACATAGGCGTGCATCTCGTCTTCCGACAAGGTGCCGTCAAAGCGCAACTCACATCTTGACTTTGGTGGCAAGGGGTCAGCTAGAAGACTCCACACCACCACTAGCCGCACGGCACCAGCACTCAGCGCTGCTGACTCCTTGGCGAACTCCTCAAAGAATCCCCTGCATCTATCACTGGCTCTTACTGATAGGGGTGTCAGCACGACGGTGACACGAGGGGGCTGTGACCAATGAGCGAGCTCTATTGCGGAGAGCTTGCCGCGAGCAAAGTGATGCCCGACGTCCGACTCGATGTGGGAGCCTTCGTGGACGTCTAGAAACACCACCCGTTCCGTCTCGTGACATGCTCGCTTGAAGGCATCGTTGATGACGTGCTGCGCCCCGGCAACCGCTCCTCTCGTCAAGCAGACAGTCCCGGCTGAGTGCGCTTCCAGCATGTGTCCGAGCATAACTAGGAACGACGTCGGGCCAGGCATCGCCCAATAGATGGGGACCGATACCTGAACAGGGGGGTGGTCGGTGCTCATCAGGGGCGCGCCAACAGAAGATCCAAGTAGAGCGCAGGAACGTCCCACACGCCCGTTGGCGCAACCTGAATCAAGCCCATCCACTGAGCAAACAGCAGATGATGGTCCTCCAGCTTGTTGGCGGGGAGTAGCTCGTGCTCTTGACCTGAGTGGTTGGGGGTGTCATGCAAGCTTAGCAGCACCGTCTCCAGCGCCTGGAGCTGGTCCGCCGGCAGGCAGCTTGCGATGCCGATGCGGCTGTAGAACGCCCCCAAGTCGGGCGTGAGTCGCTTCAGCGCTTGTCCTGGCAAGGCCAGGGCTTCAGTCAAAGTAAGCGTGGAGCCGGCAATACTTTCGAGCTCTTCGCCATACCCACAGCTTGCGCGCAAGATTGCCGAGCGAGCCTCAGCACTGTCACGGACAGGCAGATTCTCGTGTTGGTTGTGATTGAAGCGAAAATAGACGGCATCGTCGCTCCAGTTGGGGACGGCGGCCACCACTGCATTCTTGGGCAACGGCTTAGTCGCAGAGACGCTGCGGATGGCAAGCACCAATGCCTGCCCGGGACTTGCGATGAGGAACGGCCGAACGGTGGGCAAATTAACCCGGCCCGCGGCCTCGCCTTGCACTGCCAATCGGCCTTGGTCCTGCGCAAGAGCTGCGTACAGGTCCACTTGGTCCGGCTGCCAGCTCCTGGACGGCACCCCGATCAGGCGGGTCTTTCGGTCGGAAGCCTTGCGTCGCACTCCGTTAACGTAGTTCCTCGCCTCGTCGGTCGTTGATGCGCTCTTAACTTCAAGAACTGCATCTTCTTGCGGGACCTCCCAGACACCACGAAGCTTCTCCAGGACGCACATTCCGCTCAGCTGATTACCAACTAGCACCATTAGGTCGCCGGGCGTGCTGCGCAGGTAGTTGCGGACCCAGGCGCTTGGCATGGGGAAGGTCTTCGATTCCGACTTGAGCGTAACTGGAAGGCGTGCCTCGCCGTAGGAACGATCTTCTGTCGGGGTCTCACGGGCCAGCTCTTCCAGCAAGTGGCTGACTTGCTCCATTTCGCCGAGCATCGTGGCGATGTCAGGCGTGCGCAGTTGGTAGCGAGGGCCATTGCGCTCAAGGATTGTGAGTTTATCCATCTCGTCGAGCAGTGCTTCGTAGGCACCGGGCGCGGTACTCTTGAAGTGCGCCGGTGCCTGTCTGATGCAGCTGTCCCGAATCTCGGTGGCAGTTAGCCCAGCAAAGACGCTGTTGGCAGGTTCGGCATACGAATGCTCGGCCAGAATCAGCGCGATCGCCTTGTAGCGCTTGTCGAGATTTAGGTTCAGACCAAACTTGTCTCTGATTTCCTGCAAAAAGGCCTCGTCACACTCCACGGCGTCCAAGTCTGCCGAGGTGATGCGCGTCGTGAGCTCCTTACCCGCTCGGTTGTTGTACAGCCTGTTGACAAGGTTGCGGCAGTAGAGCTGGATGAACGCCGGGTAGAAGTTGCACACTGCCATGATGCGCAATGGCAGCTCCTCATCGCCGCGCTCAAAGTAGAAGCCCAGCGCCGCCATCGGTTCAGTGATGAGGTCCACGCCGTTGGAGATGTCATTCCCCGACGAGAAGGGCTGGAGTGCGATGGGTTGGGCCTTGCCAAGCGCCGTGTTTCCTCCAGTCGTCATGCGAGTGAGATTGTGCAGCCCAGCAATGACATAGCGGATGCGCGCACGACCAAGTGTCGAATCGCTGAGAGCCTGTAAGCTTGCCAAGAACGGAGCGTTGGATAGAAGGTCCTCTCGCATCACGTCGTCGGCTTCGTCGATCAGCAGGTAAATAGCGTCTGCCTGGCAGCGACCAGCCGAGATTTCGTCTTGGATGTGCTCTCGGATAGTCTGGTCGGACTTTAAGTCCGGCCTGTCGTTGCTGATGAAGCCTGCCGTGACTAACGCCTTATAGATGGACTTCCATGCAAAGAGCCGGTAGTTGTCCTTGAAGCCCGCGGGGTCGTTACCGCTCAGCAACGACACATAGACTGCAAGCTCGCCCAGGAGCTTCCCATCCAGCCCCTTCTGCAAGTGCTTCTTGGACTCCTCCAGAATTTGGTTCAGAAGAGAGGATTTGCCCAGTCGACGGCCGCCATAGAGCACCGCCGAGGACGCCACATTGCGCAGGTCCTCAAGTTCCTGAGTGCGCCCGAAGAACATTTCAGGCGGCACCGGGCGCGCGTTGTAGTCGTTGTACGGATTAGTGTGGAAGGACAGCAGGCAGACTTCCAGCAGCTTCGCAAGACGTTCAGCCGGGTGCGTGGCGAGGTAAGCCACCAAGTCGTCGTCCAAGAGGAGCACTTGGTGCTTGTGTCCCAGCTGTGCGCGTTGCTGCAAGGACAACCCTCCACGGCACAAAAGAAAGGTTGGCGTGTTGGTAGGCAGCTGCGCCACTCGCTGACCGAAACGCTCCGGTGTTGACGTCATATGCCGGGGCAGGATGTAGCCCTGGACGTGTGTCGCGAGAGAACCAAGGGCTGGGGGGATGAAGACCCCGAAGCCCGAAGCTGCCAGATCCGCAAAGGGCTTGCCGTCGATAAAGAACATGCCCTCGTTGGGCGCAGTGATGGTCGGTTCCTGTGCGATGCCCGCCCCTTTGAAGAAGCTGCGCAGTGCCTCGGCCACGGCATCTTTGTTCTCAGGGTCGAAGATTCGCTGCCAGTGATCGATAAACTCAGCCACGCTGGCACGTTCACTGTCCTGGATGGACGACAACCACTCGGGAGCCTGCCCTGGGACGGACTTTTCGTCGCGCAGGACTGCGCTGAGCCCATCCAAAACCCGTTGGCCTTGCGTGATGCCCCGAAGCTCCTTACGGAAAACCTCGTAAGTGACGGCTACACGGCGCTCTTCGAACCGCACAAGCGGAAGCTTCCCTTCCCGCAGCAACATGAACTCGCTGCGCGCCACCCGGACGCTCAGGGCCGTTCCCTGCTCAAGCGTGGCAAGAATGCGTGTTTTCTTTTGCTCCAGCTGGCGCAGCGTCACGGGGTCGAGCTTCAGGGCATGCTGCTCGCGCACGAAATCCTCGATCTCGAGGCGTAGCTTCTGCCTACTGAGGTCGATCCTGCTGTCAAGCGACTTGAGCACAACGCCTTGCAGCACAACTCGGGCATGCGGAAAGTCAGGATAGAGGGTCGCGCCTTTAGGTGATGCGCCGATCTCTTGGGCACTGTTGGCACGCGATAGAGACTCGAGCACCTTGAGCATGCGCCCCGCCTCGGTCTGCGATAGAGCGCTCAAGGCCAGGGCGTTGGTCACGCGCTGCTGAGCTTCTTGAACCTCAAGCTTGAACGCGTTCCGAGCGTCCCGGTAGACGGCGTCTGTTGCCTCGTGCCAGGTCGAGGCCATTGGCCGACCTTGCCGATCCAGTCGCTCGGCGATAATTCGGGCAGGCAGCAAGCGTTGCGCTAAGCGGTGTTCTTCTGCCGCGTCGACGAGCAGCCTTTGCAGGCCAGTAGCCCTGCCTTCACCAGGCACCCCGCGGCGCAGACTCGCGAGAGCCTGCGTAACTGCGGAATGAAGTTGCCCAGCCTCGCCAAGCGTGACTTGGTTCGCCTCGTCGCCGGATGGGGACCACGTCAGCACCGGCTTCAGGTCACGCCCCAAAGGGTACCGCAACAGCAGGACCTGCTCTTCCTCTGCAACCGTACCCTCCCGAGCGTCCTGACCCATCAAGTCAATGGCAGCCGTGAGAGCAGACACCAACAATTGCTTGTGCACGGCGGAAGCGTCCTCTGCCAGGTCGAGGTCAGCGACGTACCCAAGGGCCATCTTGAGCTCTCGGAACAGCCCACTCAAGAAGTCAGCATGCTTTGGCGGCAGCGAGGCTTGCTTGCTGCTCTTCTGCTTGTCCAGAAGCGCGACGTATTCGGCAGTAAAAGCGGCGGTCACTCGAAGGTTCTGGACCAGATAGTCCCGCCCGACCCCCTCAATGGGTCGACGACGACCAATCTTGCGTCGCAAGTCGTCGATGGTCGCGAGGCCCTTGCCAGCCAACTTCTGCACGTCGGGCAGCATGGATCGCACCTTGGCGTCATCTCCTCGTGCGATCGCCTCGACGCACACCCCCGTTGCAAATCCACTCTTGCCTGAGCAGATGGCAGCATGCATCTCGATGTAGTCCGTCGCCGCCCAAGTCGTCACCAAGTCGGAGTCGCTGACCCAGCTCTTGGCGCGTCGGCGCATCCGCAGGACTCCGTCTAGCAGCGCTTGCTGCAGGCTCACCTTGGCGGCCGAGAGAATCTCCGGGGTCAAGTGCAACTGGATCGAGTCAAGCGTGGCGATGCGCTCAATGACCGCGTGAAGTTCAGCGTGTTGCTGCAGACGCGGGCGCAGAAACTCGATGGCCGCCCACCGCACGCTGTCTGTTGATCCTTGCAGGAGCATGGGCAGCAGTGCCGCCCCGAGCACTCCCAGGTGCTCAGGAAATGAATGCGCTCCGGAGGCGGCTGCATTTGGCTCAGCCAGCCATTTGCCCAGCATGTCGACAGCGCTTGCATCTAGCGGCACCCGCTGCTCAGCGCTACGCAGGATGGCAGGAACTGCCGTCCAAAGCTTGGACGTCGCTCCTGGCATCACCTCGCTCAGCACCAACGCCTCAGCGGAGGCCAATGCCCAGTATCGGCCGTTCAGGCACTCTGCCAGAGTCTGGAGTGCCGGCTCAGTCAAGGGTTGCGGCCCTGAGGCTTGCGACTGGATAACCTCGAAGTCTTCCGGTGGCAGCGAGTCCTCAAAGTCCGGATGGGAAGGCTCAGACTCCACTTTATCCACGGCGGCGACTGCGGCGGGCTGCGCGATTTCAACTCCTGCCGGCTCGGCGGCTGCCTGCTCGAAGGACTCTTTGGTCTCGAACACCACAATTTCTGGCGCCTCTGCCACCGCCGCAGTCTGCTCAACCACAGCAGGTGCGGGCTCAGGGACGACTGTATGCGGATCGCAAATCGGGCCAGGTTCCGTTTCGGGTGGCTGGTCCGGGGTAGGGTCTGAAGGTGAAGTGCCCGGACCTTCGGCCAGAAGCGCACAAGCCGTCAGGACGGTTTTCAGGTTCTGCTCAGCCTCGCCCGCGCGCTCCAGAGCTTTGCCAAGCAGCGCAGTCTTGCGGCGCAGCTTGTCTCTAGCGGTCAGCGTCTCGGCGCCTTCGAACTCCCCAGCGTCGATCTTGACGACCGCCTGAGCCGCAAAGTTAGCTTGCGCTACCGCTTGCTGCAGCTCAACAACCTGTTGTTCAACCGCTTGGCAAGCCTCGTCGTTGGGCTCGCTGCCCACCACGTGCTCTGCCGTGAGGACATGCCAGTCACCCGCCTCAAGCTCCGGGCTCATTGCCGCGAGCGCTTCGCGGGCCAGCGTCTCGAGCCCCGCAAGCGTGTGCTGCCACTGCAACCGTACAGCCGCTGCGGCGGCGGCTGCACGCTCTTGCGCTTCTGCAACGCGGCAAGCCTCTTCGGCGGCCTCAGCGGCTCGTCGTGCCGCCTCGTGCTGCTCTTGCCTGGTTTTGAGGTCCTCAAGGTGGGCTCTGCAGGCTGCCAGGAGCGTATCGAAATCGCCACACCCAGGTACGGGCCACTCGGGCGGGTCTCTACTCAGGTCTTCGCCTCGGGTGATCGCTTGCGCAGCCACAGGTGGCGCGGTGGCGGCTGCGGACTCGGTGCCGCCCACGACAAGTTCAGCGGCGGCGGCCAATGCTGTGCTCGCAGCTGCAGACGCTAGTGTTTCCGCCGTCGACACGTTGGACGCTGAGGGGACTGGGAGAGCTTGCGCAGGCTCAACCAGGTCAGCAGGCCGCACAATCCCTGGGACGAAGTAGGTCTTGTTCTTCCAGGTTCCGATGCGGCGATCATCGTAGACCTGCTTGCAGACCTCAAAACAGGTCGTCATGTACTCAAGACCGGCCAAGGCGTAAGGGCCCATTGCGCTCGAGTCGACCGCCTTGAGAACGTCTGGCAACAAGTCCTTGTAGGGATGGTGGCCCATCATGCAAAAGGCCCAACCAAGCCCCTCGTCGTTCTTCTCCTTGCTGAGATGGCGAACTAGGTCTGGAAGGTCTTTCCAGAATTGCCGACCGCTGACACCCCCCTCCTTCTTGCCGGATTCCTCCAGGTACTGACCGTAGCAATCGTCAAGCTTATAGAAGAGGCGTTTGCTAACGGGCAGCAACTGAGAGATGTCAAGCGCGTAAGCCGACTGAGGAATGCTCAGGCGCCGCATCACCCAGTCCGGAAAGTGGGCTACAGAGGGTGCGTCTCCCTTCTGTGGGCGAAGTCGGATCGGGAAGGTGCCCAGCTTCTTCCAGTAGTAGCCGATGGCCCGCTTGTCCTTCGGCCAGGCGTCTGGTGGCAGCACCGTCTCCTTCGTGACAAACCACGGCGGCTCGACTCGAACCCGCACGCTTTCCGCGAGCATCGCCTCATAGGTCTGCTTGGCGGCGAGCCCACTGGCCGGCGAGAACAGCACAAGCGTGGACTGACCCGCTTCCAGCGCCCGCTGGAGCCTGGGGTCGTCAAGCGTGGCCGGCTTCTCCTCTTCGTGCATCGCTCGTGTAGCGGATGGCTCCGGCTCAGCCTGAGACGCACTTTGCTTCGTAGTTGCAGCGCCGTCAGCTCGTGGCACTGTGCTACCCGGTGAGTCGGCATTCATCGTCATAGCCGTGTCGACCGTCAGCTCAGGCAGGCCTTCCAGCACCTCCGCGACAAGTTCGCTTTGCAGCGAAGACGCCATCTCCATCACAGCAGGGGTGGATTCCGGCGCCTGCGAGTCGGAATTAGGAATAGTCGCCTCGACACCCTCCGCTTCGGCTGAATCGGCGTACCTGATGACGTAGTCACGCACCTTGCGCTCAAAGAACAGAGGGGCTGGCAGTGCCGTCCAGTCGTCGTAATGCGCGTATCCCAGACGAAGGCCCATGACCAAACTTACCAAGGAGTCGGGCTTGAGCGCATCCGAGGCGTGCACCACAGTCACTTCAAGGCCTCCGGGGAGCGCGGCGTTGTCCTTGGCCACAGGCAACGTGCGACGCTCAAACCACCCATTGCCCTTGGGGCTCATGCGCGACCGGGGGCGGAAGGACGACATTCCCCTCTTGGTCTGCACGGTGTTCCGATAGCCCATCACCACGAGGTAGTGCTTCAGTCCCCCCCCGGCAGCGGCCTCATCAAGCGCGACCGCGGTCTTGTATGTTGTCGCGTATTGCTCCTCAATGCTCGTACGCGTGGGCATCGGTGCGGGCTCTGAGCGCCACTCATCGAACGTCTTGGTGTTTACCCATCGCATCACCATGGTGGCGTTCCGGTCCGACCGCAGCCTCAGGAGAGTCATCTGGGGATAAGCCGTGCCAAAGTCCGTGCCGTCAAGGACAGCGCGCCGTCCCTGAGCAGCGATGAGCGATTCGTCGGACAACTCCTTCCACAGTCCGGCCACCGTCGACCAGTCCACGAGCACGACCGCCTTCGGGTCTTCCTCACAGATCTTGCCGAGCGTCTTGCGGGCGATGTCGCCAAAGCTCTCCTTGAGCCAACGCTCGTCACCAGAAAGCTGTCGCTGACTGCCGAGCCACTGCAACCCCTCGTTCAGCGGCTTCCAGTCCATCTGAGTTACACGACTGCCCTTGCGGCCGGTGAAGGCAACGCTCGTTGCGCCCGTCGCAACCTCGAGGCGCGTAAAGACGATGAGACACACCCGCTGCTCTTGGGTGAAGGCTCGCGCGTTCGAGCGAACGGCTTGCACGCCGTAGATCGCCTTGGGTGCATTGTTGCCCAGGCACCCCTGAACGAACGACTGCACGCCGAACACCACACCAGAGTGGGCCAAGAACACATCCAGCAGCGCGCTCTGCACGCGATGAATGAAGTGCTGAACATCGAGCTGGCCCGTGCGACGGTCCTTTTCGAGCGGCAGCAGGTGATGAACGTTCGCCTCACCATACATGCACATTGCGTGCAGGCCGGCGAAGTAGTTCACCGGGTCTTCAGCGCGATTGCCGACATCTTTGGCTGCGCAAATGAGAACATGGCGAGCGCCCGTGGCGCCCGCCTTCACCTGCTCGGCGATGGGCTTCCATCGATCCACGCGCGCCTCGAACCGGCGCACACCCTTCTCATCAGAGAGATCAAGGTCGGAGCGCAGGCCGTGAACACCCTGAGGCAGCGGTGAGAACTCAAGGCGAAGGCTGTCGCCAAACACAGCCTTCGCGCTGCCTTCGATGAGCTTTTTCTCGTCGGCACCATCAACGAACACCCACAGCGAGGGAGTGTGGTTGGGGTGAATTCGCTTCAGCGCTGATGAGTTGGCGTTGCGATGACGCTCCAGGCGTTCCCGGCGCTTGGCCTCGGTCGCACCGTCATCGACAGCAGCCTCTTCGTCGGTTGTACTTGAGGACTCTTCGTCTTCCGAGGGTTCAGGCTGCTTCAGGGCCGCACCAGCCACGCCAACAGCGTCCTCGTCAGGCGCCACGTCGCCCACCTTGAGCCGCGCGACCTCGCTCTTGGCCTGCGTCATGGCTCGCGGAATCTTGACCACTCGGTAAGGCACCACCGGGTCGAGGACATCCGGGAGCAGTTCAACCACTCGATCCCGCAGGTCCACTTCGTCGCTCTCGAAGACGGTACGCTGTTGCACGTAGTCAAAAAGCGTCGTCAGCTCGGGCAGGCCGATCCACCAGCTCCCACTCGTTGGACGGGGACGTCGGATGGCATCGTCCAGGGTCACCGGAAGCGCATCACGCTCGGTGGTCAGGCTTTGGTAGAGGCCGTACTCGTCTCCAAACTCCCACCCTTCCTTGTTGCGGCGGATGTTGGCAGGCAAGACCGGATACTCGGGGCTAAAGACGTAGCACCGGACGGTGGGCGGGGCATTTGGCTTTCGACCCGGGACCTTCTTTGCCCAGACGCGCTTCACCGGCGTGATCTTGAGGTAGAGCTCGCCGCCCGTCGGCAACGAGGCCACAGACAAGCGCGCGACCATGGAGAAGGTCGTGTCGTTTCCCGTCACCTTCGTCGGCCACGTCATCAGCTCGACCGAGCCTTCGAGTGACGTTGCGTCAGCAATAAGCTCGCACGGCCCGAGCCCCTCGAACAGCTCCTCGCCAGCCAAGCGTTCGGCCAGGTGCTTTGCAATCAAGTCCCATTGCGGTTTGGCAACCTGACCGTTGCCTTGGCGAACCACAAGGGCTTGTCGCCGCGGCTGCAGGTCGATGTGCGCGGCTGAAATCTCTCGCTTGACGGCACTTGCAGCCTCGACCAGTGCGTTGCGCTCAGCCCAAGGCGCAACGATGTCCATGTGCCAGCGCAGCAAGATGCTGACAATCTCTTCCTTGTGAAGGGAGTTGAGATAAACCCAACCCACGCGGCGCGAAAAATCGGGATTTAGTGGGTTGTGCCGGGATGGAACGAAACGGGCCGATGAAATGGCGTTGCAATGGGTGTAACGCCAAGCGGCCGGGTCAGATGCCCTCGGGTTCGGGCTCCGGGTGGCCGATGAGGTCGAGCTGTCCGGCTGCAGCTGCCTCTTTGTTCTGGGCCTTGATCTTCTCACGGATGCGCGCGATCAATTTGCCCATGCCGCGCGGCGTCATGCCGTACTTGCGGGCCAGCTCGTCCTTGTTGCGGCCATTGAACTGGTCGTAGATCTCCAGCTCCTTGAGCGTCAGCTTGTATTGGACGTCCTTGGGGAACGACACCACCTGGCCGGCCCAGTAGGTGCTCAGGTAGTCCACCACCATCGAGGCGGTGACAGAAGCAGCGTCCGGCGCTGCATCCATCTCCACGAGCTGGCGCGCGATCACGTCCTGCAGCTCTTCGAGCAGCTCATGGCGCTTGAGCGCCATGCGTGTAGCTTCGATGCTCACCGCGTCGCCTCCTGGGGCGCGAGAACCGTCAAATCAGCCGCGACAGGCCGCCCCAGCGCCCCCATGAGGCATTCCCACGCCCACCAGTGCATATCGAAGCCTTGCCCACGGTTGAGGTACTCCTGTGCCTTCATCGCCAGCTCGGCTTGGCCGGGCGTCAAGGGCTTGGCGCGATGGGCGGCGATCACTTCCTCGCGCAGCGCAGCCACGGCGGCGGGCAGAAACCGCATGGCCCACTTCTTGAGCGTCTCGATCAAGGCGTCGATGGTGCTGCCGCGCGCCCAGCGCAGATCGTCCACCTTGGCGATGCGCTTGACGTATGCCGCCAGGGCGCGCTCGCTCGGGTCCTTCACCACGCCCAGGGCATGCAGAAACAGCCACAGCGCCCGCACCTTGGAAGCATCCCGGTTGATCGTCTGGGCGCGATCTCCAGCAGCTTTGCGCGTTTGGAAGCCGGCCTGCTTAAACCGCTCCATCGCCTTCTTGAGGTCCGAGTAGCTCATGTCGGCCGCAGAGTCATGGCGACCATCCGAGGCCGCGCGCAGGATGTCCCGGTAGCCGGGCTCGTCGAGATGGCCAGCGCGTTCCAGGTCGCGGCGCGCCACGTGGATCAGTTTGATGAAGCGGGCGCGGCCGGCGTCGGCAGAGGGCTTTTGCATTGTCGTCATGGCATCGTCGTCCAGGTGGCTCACCACAGCCCCCAGCAGGGGCTGCAGAAAGCCGGCTGGATCAGTTCAGGGCATCCTTGAAGCCCTTGCCGGCCGTGAACTTGGGCGCCTTGCTGGCCTTGATCTTCACCGGCTCGCCCGTGCGAGGATTGCGCCCCATGCGGGCCGCACGCTTGGTCACCGTGAAGGCGCCAAAGCCCACCAGCGTCACGCTACCGCCCTTCTTCAGGGTGGCTTTGATGGCCTCGGTGGCGGCGTCCAGGGCCGCGCCTGCGGTGGTTTTAGAGATACCGGCCTGGTCGGCCATACGTTCGATCAATTCAGACTTGTTCATGGTCACTTTCAAGGGTTGAAGAATCCCGGTGAGCGGCACTGGGGACCGGATCGGGCAGCGCCTGGAGGTGAAGGCACTCACGACCTGCGGTAGTTGATGGATGGCACGGGCACACACCGCTTATCCCACCGGCCTAACGCGCCCCAGGGCGGCCGGTGCGCGTGGCACTGCGCTATCCCGGTGCAACTTCTTTCTTGGCGGCGTGGATCGTGATGTCGCGGCACTCTCCGCCATCAATGAGCACGTCGCCGATGGGCTCGTGCCCTTGGCGCCGGATCAGTTCCAACGTCAGGCCCACAAACGTACCCGTGAGAAGGCACAGGGCGGTCTGTGCGTCTTCTTCGACCAGGCGCAGGAGGGCGTTCTCGAAGTTCTCTACGGCATTCATCAGATACCTCCTTTCAGCAGCGCCTGTCGCTTATCGGCGGATGCCTGGGCAGAAGTGCCCGACTCGATCAAAAAGTCACCATTCGCACGCGGCGCGAGGGGAACGCACCGCCGGCCATTGGTGTCCATGGCCAACGTGCGCGGGATGGAGCCGCGCAGCAGGCCAGGGGCGGCGCCCGAGGCTCGCGGACGTTGGGCATATGGCATGGTGGCGTTGCCACGCGGGCGCACCATCTGGAACGCATTGAGAGGACGGTTCATACAGTCCTCCACACACGAATACCGTCTTCGACCTTGCGGCTGGAAAGCTCCTTGCCGGTCCCGTCTTTGAATGCCTTCATGGCTGTGCCAATCGCAGACTTGGCCGCACTGGGCAGCAGGAACGAGTCGCCCACTTCCAGCTTGCCCAACAGGGGCGCCCAGTCGATGGCCCGAGCGCCTCGGCCGGGGATCGGTACGCCCTTGTCGATCTGCACTGTGCTGACGTCGATGTAGAACGGTGCAGAGCGCTTCTTTTCCGCGTCGGGAGGAGCAGGAATCGCGGGGGGGGGGCGCCACGTTGGCCGCGGCCCTCGGCAGAGGCTTGTCCCTTGCGCTCCAGCCAGCCATGGAAGCCGCCAGCGGCTGGCGCCGGTGTGGTGACCTTGCCCGCCGTGTAGACGAGTTCGCCGCTTTCCATGTCTTCGCGTCGCGCCAGCAGCTCGGCTTGCACGGCCGGCCCCAACAGGGTGTGGACGTTGCGTCGGTCGCAATCGCACTTCGCCGAGATCAGGTCGGCGTCGAGCTGCTCCTCGCGGTTGGCCTGGAGGAACTGGATCACCTTCCAGGCCACCGATCCTTCACGTGGGGTATATGCCGCGCTCATACCGCCACCATGTCCAGAGGGATGGCCACGTAGCGATCCGTGTCGCCCACGCGCTTGTAGACCCGCACGTACTGCTTCGTGCCGACCACCTGCACCGACTCGGAGATGGCCTGCATTGCCGACTTCCAGCGGGCGTCGGTGATCTCCAGCCGGCGCAGCTCCAGGATGCGGCCGACGTTGAGATTGCCTTCCTTGTCGGTCTGGAAGGCCTTCTGCACCAGCACCATGATCTCGGGCCGGCTATCCTTCGCCCACTCGTTGATGCACTCGTCCACCAGCGCCTTGGCCGCCTGCAGGCGCTCGTCGAAGGTGATGTTCTCGGCCGTCGCGATCTGCAGCTTGAACGCGCCGTCGTAGGTGTGCAGGGTGATGTTGCCCTTCTTGCCGCCACGCTTCACGCCGTACTGTTCGGCGCTCAGGTCGGCGAAGGCGCTCACATCGCCAAAGCACTTGAGCTTGAACGCAACGAGTCGGGCATTCAGATCCTGTGCCAGGGTGACCAGCTCGCGCACCAGGCGGTCGCGTTCCTGGTCCACGGGCTTGACCAGATTGATAGGGACCAGATGGCCCTGCGCGTTGCGCATGAAGCCTTCGGGGACAGTGGATTGATCCATGGAGAAGCTCCTTTCAGTGGATGGATGCGCCCGCAGGCACGGTTTGAGGGGCGGCGGAAGCCTTGAGCAGGTCGCCAGCGACACTGGCGAGCGCCATGGAGCACAAGCCCATGGCTTCTGGAGGCAGCATCTGCGCGTGAAAGCGGTACAGCAGAATCAGCGCTTCCATCACAACCACGGTGCGCATCTGCGGTTCTTTCGGGCGCAGCACCTGGTCGATGATTTCCGCCGCCAGCACAGCGCCTTGCTCACGCAGCTGAGCAGCGGTCATGGTCTGTGCGTTCTCCTGAGCAGTGGATTTCATGGCGTTTCGCCTTTCGTGCGGTTGAGCTGCGCGCGCATGGCGCGCACCAGGGGGGAAGTGCCAGCAGGTGCTGGCGCGGCCCGTGCGGGGCGGGCTGCCGCAGGTGCCGGCGGGGCCTGCATCAGGTCTGCCACGCTGGCCGGACCGTGGGTGGCTGCAGCGCGCGGGCCGGTGCGGCGGTCCTGCTCGCGCTGCGTCTCCTGCGCCGCCTCGGCCTGGTCAGCCTTGCGGGTGAGCACCTGGTACAGGTAGCCGTTGCCTTGCAGGGGGAGCTGCAGGGTGCCTTTGTCCACGGCGGAAAACACCGCGTCGAAGGCGCCGCGCCAGTCTTCCAGGCAGACGGCCCAGGCGCGGCCGTGGCGCTCGATCACGTTGCGCTGCATGTCCGTCACCAGCTCGGTGAGAAGCTCCTGCAGGCGCACCATGCGCAGTCGCTGCTTCGGCGGCTTGTGCAGGCGGATGTAGCGCATGAGCTGGGCGCCCAGCGGCAGGGACAGCTTCAGCGTGTCATGGATCAGGCGGCGCACCGTGTCGTCGTCGATCATGCGCAGGATCAGCACGTCCAGGCCCTCTTCGGCCCCGCACACCTGGCAGGTGTTGGTCCAGTCGGCCATCAGAGCAGCCCTCCGGACGGGCGGCGCGCGGCGGCGCGGTCCTTCTCGCTGAGAAAGCCCAGGCACATCTGCTGCCCCAGCTGCATGCCAGCGGTGTGGGCACCGTCCAGCTGCTGGTCAGAGGGCAACCGGGCGATCACCGCCACCAGGGCCAGCAGCAGGGCCAGCACAGCGACGCCGAGCCAGACCACCAGGGCCGTCATGGGATGCACGCGGCGCTTCATGCGGCCACCCTGCGTGGTACCACTGCGGCCACGTGGTCCAGGTTTGAGCCCAGCACCGCGTCGATGGCCTCCCAGTCGCTGCGGAACAGGCCACGCATACGGCCCTTGGAGCCATCGTCCATGTGGATGATGAGAAGGTAGGCGCGCATGATCAGCTCCCCCGCACAGCCGCAGCGATCAGCGCCGCGTTGACCTTGGGCGCGCTGATCTTCACGGCCTCGTTCATGGCCCGGGTCACCAGATTGTTGATCGCCAGCGGAAAGCACAGCGACCGCTCCCGCGCCTGGCGCTGCCCACGCACCGTCTCGTTCACCGACTGGCGCAGCGTGGCGCGGATCGCCTCGACGGCATCCGGGGCGAACACCGCGTCGAACTCCATCCCGATCCGGGCCAGCTTGTGGCGCAGGTAGGATTCCACATGGTTGTCCAGCGGCGGCAGCTTCACCAGCTCGCAACGCTGCACCACCTCGCGCACCTCCGGGTTGTGCTCCGACAGCTTGTGCTCCAGCTCGGTTTGCCCGATCAGGATGATGGCCAGCAGCTTCTTGAAGCCGTCCTGCAGCTCGTAAAACCGCTTGAGGTGCTTCAGCGTGGGCACGGCCATGGCGTGCGCCTCTTCGATGATGAGCACATGGCGCTGCCCCACCTGGGCGCTGGCCTTCAGGATGTTGTGCATCTGCGCGGCGCGGTCCTGCAGCACCTGGCGCAGTGGCGTGCCGGGCGATACAGCCCGGATCACCGCGCCTGTGATGTCTGCCGCCATCAGGGCGCGGCCCTTGCGCTCGCTGTCCTCCATGCCGATCACGTAGGGCTCCACCACCGTGATGCGCTCGCCGGTCTGGTTGATCCAGTCGATCAGGTCCTGGCGCAGCGTGCTCTTGCCGCCACCGGACTCGGCCACCACGGCCAGCATGCCGCCGTGCTTGGCCGTCTGGCGCATGGCCGCGCGCACATAGCGGATGTCGTCGGTGATGTACACGTCCGCGTCCTCGTTCATCTCGTTGATGAACGGGTCGCGCGGCACGCGGAAGTGCTGCCGCGCCGCAGATGAAAGGGAATGGTGCCGTAGTAGCATGAAGGGGTCCTCTCCTTGGTTGTCGACTGGTTGGGGGCCGGAGTGAGTGGCTTGCGCCATCGCCTGCAGCTCAGCGTTGGCGCGCTGGGCTGCAGGTGCTTCGTCAAACGTCCGTGCCACCGTCTCCGGTGGGACGCCGTTCGCCGTCAGGTAGGCGCAGATGCGCTCGCGCAAGAGCTGCTCGCTCAGGCCGCGCGTCTTGGGCCAGATTCGGTAGTTGATGATTTGGGTCACCGCCGCAGGGCTTACGCCGATATGGCGCGCCAGGTGGGATTGATTGCGGCCTATGGCGCCCAGGTCACTACGCAGATTCATCATGTAGGGCACCTCATACGGCACGCAGGCCACCAGCGGCCCGCAGTGGTTGATCGACTGGCGCCTGGTACTGCGCGATCAGCGCATCCACCTGGTCCTCGGGCACGCCCGCGTCATAGCGCCGCATGAAAAAGGCGTTTTCTTCGGGGGAGAGGTTGCGGCCAATGGCGCCTGCGATGCGCAGCATCGCGGTCACCGGGTCGAGCATCTCGGGGCCAGCAGGGGCTACATGCGTCGGCGTCTCGATGGCCGTGCCCTGGCGCGGCAGGTAAGCCGGCAGTTGGATGTCCTGCAGGTAACTGTGGGCGTTGAGCTTGCCCTCGAAGGGCGTGGCCCGCTTGGCGCGCGCTGCCTTCACCTCGTCGGCGTTCATGCCCGGGTAAGCAACACCGTCCATGGCCGTGGCCGCATGCTCGGTCTGGGTCTTGGCCGTGCGCTTGTACTCGGCGCCGATCTCGGCCGCATCGGCGCGCTGGCCGAAGGCGTCGAACTCCACGTTCGGCTCCACCCGGTAGATCAGCGCCTCGCCATCGTAGCGCGGCACCTGCACCTGGATGGCGCACTCGCCGTACACCAGGCCGCGCACCAGCACCGTGTCGCCCACGTTGATACCGTCCAGGCCGCGCAGGCTGTAGGGCAGCGTGCGCTCCGCTGCCGGGTGGCGGAAGGTGATCGACAGGTCAGGCTTGACCTGGCGTTCCTCTTCCTTGCTGCGCATGAAGGCCTGGCACACCTCCACGGGCGGCAGCACGCGCAACTGCTCGGGCGTGATCAGCTGCCACAGGTCGTAGCGCGCCATTGGGGCGGCCAGGCCGGGGCGGCGCAGGCGCGTGTCCTGCCCTGGAATCAGGTTGGCGTTGTAGGCATTGGTCCAGGCAAAGGCGGCGGCGTTGAGCTGCTCCACGTTTTCCACGGGCTGGAAGCGCAGGCGGCTCTCGAACTGCGTCTCCACGATGTTGTTGCCGTTCTCCACACCGCCCTTGGCGCGCGCATTGCCCGCTTCATGGGTCACATGCCGCACGCCCAGGGCGTCGAGCAGAGACTTGATCGCAGAGGACTGGTTCGCGCTGCCCTTGTCCCACAGCAAGTTAAAGGGCACCCCATGGATGGGGCGCCCCTCCTGCATGCCCCACGCGAACATCAGGAACTTGAACAGGTTGTGCTGGTCTTCGCCTGCCGCCTCGGTGTACCAGGGCACCACGCAGGCGCTGGCTCGGTCGTATGCCACATAGCGGTAGCACTTGAACTTGACCTTTGCCAACCTGTCCAGCTTGTTTTTGTAAAACTCGTCGTCGCGGATGATGTATTGGTGCCCCTTGAGGTAATACACCAAGCACAGCGACGGGTCGATTGCAGCTGTGTGGTTGGAGTGCGGAGCCCGCAGGGCCTGCACCGGGTCCGCCACGCGCTGCGCCGCCACATTGAGCTTGCGGTCGCGCAGCAGCTTGTTGAGCTGCCCATTGCTCACGCCAAAGGCGTGGCCGTTCTGCTCCAGAATGCCGCGCGCCGTAGTGGTGAACAGGGTCTGCTTGCCGTTGGCGCGGATGGCCTCGCGCTGCGCCGCGCCCAAGGTCACCAGGGCTTCAGGCGCCACGCTGGTGCTGCCCTTGTCGCAGCGGGTCTTGCGGTCAGACGACCAGCCCGCCACCGTCTTCAGGTGCCGGTAGACCGTAGACGCAGACAGGCCCAGGAACTCGCCGGCCTCGCGCACCAGCACAGTCCCCGTTCCATGCTCTGCAGCGTCCAGCCGCCTTGCGAGCTGGCGCACATACTCGCAGGCTTCGGGTGAGAGTGCGGCCATGTCTTGGGTCACCTCATGCAGCTGCATCAGCCGCCTCGGGGGTCTGCATGAGGTACTGGCGCGCTTCGGCCAGGTCGTCGCCAAAGCGTTCCTCGAAGGCGTGCTGCGCCGCGCCCACCAGCTCGGCCAGCCGGTTGATGGCGTCCTGCAGATGCAGGGCCACCAGGGCCACGCTGCGCGGCAGCGGCGCGGGCGCCTGGGGGTCGTAGCCTTCGGCCTGGGTAACCTCTTCCGTCCACCACTGTTCCAGGGCAATGGTGGCCTCATGGTGGGCGGCGATTCCGTTCTCGATGAGCGCCTGACGCTCAGCGATCTCGCCCTTGAAGGGCAGGATGCGTTCATCCAGGGGCACCACCACGGGGCGTTTGCCGGCCAGTTTCTTCTCGGCCTTGTCAGCCCGCTCGCGCTCCTTCTCGCGCTGCTGGTTGGCATAGGCGTTGTCCTGCTTTGCCTGGCGCAGCGCCGCGCGCAGCTCCTTCACGCTCATGGTGGCCACATCGTCCAGGCTCAGCTCACCAGTCTGGCCGGTCAGCTCCAGCTCCTCGATCTGCTCATCGTCCAGGACGAGCATTTCCAGCAGCTTGGACTGGTTCCCGGCCGCTCCTAAAAGCCGCGACGTCGCGGCATTTGAGAACTTTCGGGCGGCGTGCATGAACCGTTGTGCCACCGTTACTTCAATGCCCAGGACGTCAAGACGGGACAGGAACTCTCCGTGCTGGCAGGCCGATTTGAGAACCGTCAACCCCATGCCAACCTGCAAGCACGCCTCCACACTGCGCCGCATGTTGGCCGCGATGTCTCGCTGGATCAGGTCTGGGTCCGTGCAGTCGGCGGGCAACTGGTAGCCCAACTGCTGCGCCACGGCGCGAACGGCGCTCTCTTGCTGGCTGGTTGCCACGGCAACGGCATTGCGTGCGCGGGCCTCCTGCTCTGCCATGTCGGCGGGCGTTGCGCCCACAAAATCAGGGCCGCGCTGTTCTGCGGGGGGCATTGGTTTGCGTCCTGCCATGTTGTGTTTCCTCCTTCGGGTTGTGGTCAGATGGCGCGCGTGTAGCGCTGGTCGATGTCGTCAACGCGCTGGCGCACGCGGCGCAGCTCGTCGTCGTGGGCGCGGGCAAGCTGGATCAGCTTCGGGGTCAGCCGCCAGCACTCTTCGTTGCCGGGGATGCGCTCGGCCACCCCCTCGTCGGCGAGCAACTCCAGGTCGCGCAGCGCCATGGGCGACGAAACTTGCAGCGCCTCGGCTACCTGCTTCAGTCGCACGCCATCAAAGGCATGGCCCTGCAGTACCCACAGCAGGCGCAGCGCGCGGCGGGCGGGTTGGTGATGCTGGGGGTTGCTCATGCCGTCCGGCCCTTCTTGGACGTGGCGCTCTTGAGCTGCGCCTCCAAGGCGCGTCGCACGGCCGCAGCGATGGCATCCGCGTGGCGGCCGGGCTCGATGACGATCTCGCCGTAGGCGGTCTCGATGATGAAGCCGCGGTGCACCATGTCGGGCACCTGCTTGGCCAGGGCGTAGCCCAACTGCAGCTCCTTCTCCGTGCTGGGCTGGACAGTGACAATCCTGGTGCTGGGCGGCGGCGGTGGGCGCACGCCAGTAGCAATCTGGTCAAAATAGTCCATGGTCAGAGATCCAGTTCCGGCGCGGCGTAGCGCGCCACGTTGGCTTGATGGAATGCCACCTGTTCCAAGTGCGCGCGCAGCGCATCGGTGGTGGCGGCGAGGTCGGCCGATGCGGGGTCGGCATAAAACTGGGTGAGCAGGGCCAGCGCGGCGGCGCAGCTGCTGTTCACGGCCAGCAGGTCGGCCTCCGTCGCGGCGCGGCCCGTGGGCATCGGCACCACCAGCCGGCCCGCGCTGGCCGCCAGCCAGTCGCTCACGAAATGGGCGCCACAGGCATGCTCATAGGCCGGGATCAGGATGGCCGGCATGCGGCCCGTGGCCAGCCACTTGTAGAGGTTGTCGTGGCTCTGCCCCATGCGGTCGGCAATGCGCTCCACACCCAGGTTATGCCGGTCCAGGGCGAACTCCTTGCACAGCCGCAGGGCGTGCGTGAGGCTGTTCGCGCGGGCGTGTTTCCAATTCCTGCGGGTCATTGGAAGGCCCTCCCGAACAGGGCTTCCAAACAAAGAAGCCGCCCGCCTCTGGTGGCGGCTGCACGACTCTGCTGCAATGCCCCCCAGGAGGAAACCAATGGCCGAAACCGTACTGATCGAACGAATAGTCGAACGCGCTGTGTCTGCGCGCCTCGCCCCGCTGGAGCATCAGCTTTGGGCGCAGCACTGCCTTCTGACCGAGCTGGTGCGCCAGCTCCCGCGCCATGCAGTGGTAGACGCTGCGCGGCGCCTGCACCAGTTGAACATTGCCGAGGAACCGCCGCGAAAGGAGGCGTTGCTGGAGGCGTGCACTGGCTGGCAGGCGTACCTCGGGCAGCTCGCAGGCTTTGTAGAAGGAGATACGCCTCCGCCACTGCACCCTGGGCGGCCAGTGCCTCCACGCCCGCCGTCGATATTTTGACTTGGGCCAAATACTCGCGCCATGGATCGGCGATGCGAAACAGCGGTGCGCCAGTAAGATGCATGCTGGACATACCGTTCATGCCGCGCGCAGTTGCATGTGGGGCGCAGTGCCACGCGAGACCGTTCCGGCCTTCAGGCCCAGTTCCACGGCAATGTTGTGGCTCTCGCCGCGCAGGCACTTGCGATGGGGGGCGCGGTCATCGTCGTTGACGATCATGCAGACCAGCGCGGCCGAGTAGCCGCGCTGCTTGGCCCATTCAGAGTACGACCAGCCACGGCTGGCGAACTCGTCGCGGACTTGCTTGCGGGATTTAAGGGGCATGGTGGTGCGTCCTTTTGTGTTGTCACCAGTTGGCGCTGGTGGCTTGTTGTTGAAACGTGTTGGCTTGATTATGGTGCTCATTTGTGCACCTTGCAAGCGCTATTTGGTGCTCGTATGAACATTTGTGTGCGATTGCGGGAGGAGCGCGAGCGCCTGGCAATGAGCCAGGAGAAGTTCGGCGCCCTAGGCGGCGTTCAGAAGCGCGCCCAAATCAACTACGAATCTGGCGAAAGGCAGCCCGATGCGGGCTACCTAGCGGCAATCGCGGCGGCAGGTGCAGATGTTCTTTACATCCTTACGGGCCAGCGCACCAGCGGCGCGGCAGCAACTACACCCACGCTGGCGCCAGATGAAGAAGTCCTGCTGGACAACTTCCGAAACGCACCCGCTGGGGTCCGTGCAGGGGTCAAGACAACGCTTGAGACGTTCGCGCCTGGCGCTGGTGGCTGCAAGCGCGGAAAGGCCGCGTGAGGCGGCGAATGAACCAAGTTGGGGAGGGGCGTAATGGGATGGCGTTTTCGCAAGAGTTTTAGTCCACTGCCCGGCGTTCGACTGACGCTGTCACCCAGCGGCATAAGTACCTCTGTGGGTGTTGGCCCGTTTCGGCTCACGCATGGCACACGGGGGGCCGCATTTACTGCCAATGTTCCTGGCACAGGCCTGTCATTCAGGCAACCTCTGGCGGGTAAGCAAGAGGCATCACGAAGAGAGCCAGCATCACTCCCTTCGCACGCTCCCGGTCTCCAGCCGCGATTTGAAGCGCTGCAGATGCAAGAAGTGGCCAGCGCCAGCACGCATGAACTGACGTCCCAAGGCTTGCACGAATTCAAGCGACTGCTCATTCAGGCACGTACAGAGCAGAGCGCCATCGAAACCGAGCTGATCACAGCCCAGAAAGCCGAGCGCCAAGCGGTACAAACCTACGACCGCTGGCGCAATGGATGGCTTTTCAAGCGAGTGCGCAAGCAGCGGTTTCAACAACTGCAGGAGGCAGCACAGCTCACTACGGATGTCCGGGCCGAGCTGGAAGAGCAGCAGAGTCAGGCCCGTCTATCCACGCAAATCGAAATGCCAGACGCGGCGCGCTCGGCTTTTCTGCGCATGAGCGATGCATTCGCCGCCCTCAAAAACGCGTCGCGCATCTGGGACACCGTGCAAGAACGCAGCACCAACCGTGTGGCAGAGCGCACGATGGCGCACCGTACTGTCATGCGCAAGCCGGTACGGTTTGACTTGGGGCGTTGCGAGGTGATCGAGGCCGATTGGCAGGCGCCGCATCTGGGCAACGCGAATGGGGGGGATCTGTATCTTTACCCCGGTTTTATTCTGTACTTTGTCTCGACAGATGCGTTCTCGCTGCTGGATTTGAGCGAAGTGGAAATTACCTACGACCCCGTGCGCTTCCATGAGACCGAAGCTGTGCCAACAGATTCAAAGACTGTGGATCGAACCTGGGCCAAAGTGAACAAGGACGGCTCCCCCGACCGGCGCTTCAAGGACAACTACGAAATTCCAGTGGTTCTCTATGGCCAGCTTTCGCTGCGCTCGACCACGGGCATGCGAGAAGAATATTTGGTGAGCAATGCTGAGGCGGCTGAAGAATTTGTGGCGGCTTGGGCTGCGTTCATCAAAGCCGCACGCAGTGGCGAGTAACCGATGAAAACCAACTTGAAAACAGCAAGCGCGGCGCTGGTTTTTTCTGCCATTTTTGCCGGATGCACGGTGTCCGAGAAATCGCTCTTGGAAGTCGCCCAGCGCGCAGTTTCTGCGGAGCTGAAAGACCCGGCATCAGCACAATTTAGCAACGGATACATCGTCGATTTCCCGGACCCAAGCACCAAGTACACCCAACTCAAATACGCCTGCGGAGAGGTGAACGCCAAGAACTCTTTTGGTGCCTATGCTGGCGCCGTTCGGTATGCGGTCTTGCTGGGGGTCCCAAACAATGGATCAGCGCATGAAGTGTTGTCCATTGATTTGGAGAAGACGCCGCGTGATCCGCTGTTTACAGCATCATTCTGGGCGGGCAATTGCACCAAGTCCTAGACATCGCATTGCTGGCCTTTTCGGCGCCAACTGCCGATGGCAGCATCCCCCGCTCCAGCGCAGCAGTAGCCGAATTCAAGCGCCAGAACCCATGCCCCACCAACAGCGTCAGGCGCGGCCCATGCCAAGGCAAGGGTATGAGGTGGACCACATCAAGCCCCTGTGCGCGGGGTGAAAAATGACAGTTTCTAATCAACCAGAGGAGGCAAAGTGGCCAAACCAAGAACCATAGAAATCCGCCAGATCAACATCTCCATGCATGCGCCCCATAGTCCACAGGGGTATGTGGACTTGTTTCAGAAAGCCTATCGGTTAAAGCGCATTGCCACTCGCGGAAAATCAGACGGATACCTACTTGGCGCTTTGTACGACACCAAGAACGCGGTCGATAAAAACGAACTGCAGGGGGAAATCTATCGTTTCACCAACATCGATCCCAATGCGCCATGGTTCAACACCCAGACGGGCAAACCAGCCGAAGATGCCGAAACCGAACAGATCAGCATCCCTGGCAACCTGCACCCCAATCTGGAGCACATCCCCTTCATCTTCAGACCCAAGGAGCATCGGTTTTGGTATGTCAGCAAGGACAGGAAGGTCACGATGGGGCCGTCCATCGCGGAGGTTTTTTTGCAGCAGCTATTCGATGAGGTCTCTCGCAAACACGATATGCCACCTGTGGAGGTGACCGTGAAACCGGACGAGGCAGCAGTGGAAGAGGTATTGAGCATCCACCGCATCACCAAGATCATTTTCGAGTTCAAGCGCCCGAATGCGGATGATGCGGGAGATGTGGAACAGCGCATCATGCGGCGCATGGAGCAGCGCAACATCAACCGTATCCGTGAAGAGATGACCTCCAACGATCCAGACGGTATTGAGCCCGATGAAGAGATGAAGCTTGAAGCCCAGGTGGCTGCCAATAATGGGCATGTCGAGGCTAAGGGCTACGATGCGGTCGGCATGTCCGCCACGGAGTCCACCAGGGCTAAGCCTGCGGTATACCCAGAAATTGTGAACGAGGCTGTAGAGTCAGTCTGGAACGTACTGGGGCGAATCAGCTCCATAGTCAAAGGCAAGTCACACAAGGGATAGATGTTCAAGCAGTACAAAGGCGTTGCAGCCATTTTCAAGGTGTACTGGGCCGCTTATGGCGGCCTGGGCGCTTTGCTGCGTTCGCCCTATCTGCATGCGGCCCTGGTGCTGTTGGCGCTGACGGTGCCTACTTGGGTAGCACCGCAATGGTGGGAGCAGTGCTTGGCGGTTTTGCCCAATTTGCTAGGCTTTACCTTGGGCGGGTTTGCCATTTTCATAGGCTTTGGCGACGAAAAATTTCGTGCCCTGCTGGCAGAGGACGACGGCGCACCGGTTAATGCATATGTGGCGCTGTGCGCGACGTTTGTGCATTTCATTGTGGTGCAGGCGCTGGCGCTGCTTGCGGCGGTATTGGCTAAGGCATGGTGGTTTTATGCACCGTGGATGGTTGAGCTGCACCCGGTGTTGCCGTTGCTCAATGGCCTGGGCGGCGCCATGGGCTACGGGCTGTTTTTGTACGCCCTTTGCTCAGTGCTGGCGGCGACCATGCACATTTTCAGAATCGCTCACATGTATGCACGATTCCAGGGGCAGCGGCCCCGCTTGCCACGCAAGCCCTGGATACTGCGCGCGCGCATGCATGCACGATTCCGGAGACGCCTGCCCAAAGGGCCAAAAGCTCACTGAAATAAGGTCCCAGTTCCCAATACACGGCGCCCCGAGACGGGAAGACTGACGGCTTTCGAGCTGTTCAATCTTCAACCCTCTCGGAGCTGCCGTGTAATGCGAGACTTCATCCCCACCTGGCTGCGCGCGCCGCGCACCACCACCTGGCTTGTGCTGGCCGCGCTCTTGCTGGCCGCCGTCGCCATCGTCGCGCCGCCGCAGTTGCCGGTGGTGCTCTACAAGGCCACGCTCCTGGCGCTGGCCGCAGTGGTCGGCTACTGGCTGGACCGCGCACTCTTCCCCTACGCCCGGCCAGACGGCTACCTGCACCGCGACTGGCGCTACGGCACCGATGAGCCCGAGGGCGACGTGGACTATCCCGTCGTCGCGGGCTACGAGGCCGTCTTCCTCTGGGCCATGGTTCGCCGCGCCCTGATCGTGGGCGCTGCCATGCTTGCCATGGCCACGGGGCTGTAATGCGCTGGTCCCGCGTACCCACATGGGGCTGGCTCGCTGCTGCTGCGCTTGCCGTGGCCGCGAGTTGCAGCCAGGCACAGGTGCCCCAGGCCGCGCAGCAGCACCGCGCGCTGCTGGTGCGCACCGCGCATGCCGTCTGGGGCCTGAGTGCACCCGTGGCAGTATTTGCGGCCCAGGTGCACCAGGAGAGCGCCTGGCGCCCCGGTGCTGTCTCGCACGTCGGTGCCCAGGGCCTGGCGCAGTTCATGCCAGCCACCACGCGCTGGATTGCAACGCAGAGCCCCGACCTGGTGGCGCAGCAGCCCTTCAGTCCGGCATGGGCGCTGCGCGCCTTGGTCACCTATGACCGCTGGCTGTACGACCGCACGCCAGCCTACTACCTGCCGCGCGACCGCATGTGGGTTGCGCTGCGCGCCTACAACGGCGGGCTCGGCCACTGGCAACGGGAGGCGGCGAGTACCGGGCTCGCGCAGCCAACCCGAGCCCAGGTGGACGCGGCCTGCGGTAAAGCCCGCCGCGCGGCCGTGCACTGCACTGAAAACCTGGACTACCCCCACCGCATCCTGGTGGTCCTGCAGCCGCGCTACCTGCAGTGGGGGCCTGGCCTATGAGCTTCAGCATTCGCTCCATCGCAATGGGCCTGGCCATCGCGGGCGCCATCGTCGGCGTCAAGCTCTGGCAGTCCCACCTGATCAGCCAAGGTGATGCACAGGGCGCCGCCCGCGTGCAGCACGCCTGGGACACCCAGGAAAACGCGCGCAACGCCGCCACGGCGCGCGACAACGCCACCCGTTTCCGCAACCTTGAGAGGACCGCCCATGAAGACGCCAAACGCGAGGCTGCGCGCCGTGTTCGTGCTGCTGCTGCCGCTGATGCTGTGCGCGGCCTGCATGCCGAGATTGCCCGCCTCAACAGCCGCCCCGATCCCTACCCAGCAGGAGATGCCGGCCTTGCCGCCTGCACTGGCGAAGCCGCCACCGCCCGAGAGCTACTTGGAGAAAGTGCTGGCGCGTATCAAGACCTGGCAGGAGAGGCTGACGAACTCCGCGACCAGGTAGCGGGCCTGCAGGACTTCGCCATCACCGTGTGCCGCGCAGGCCAGGGAGGAAGCGCCGTTGACTGACGACATCGACCGCGCCCAGGCGCGTGAGGCCGAGCTGCTGCAGGACGCGCTGCGCGACCAGGCACGGCGCGCCGGCCTGGCAGGCAAGACAGCCTCCGATTCGGCCGAGTTCTGTGAAGCAAGGGGTTGTGGTGCACCGATCCCCGAGCAGCGGCGCCAGGCCGTGCCGGGCTGCAAGTTCTGTGTGGCGTGCCAGGCGCGCCAGGAAAAGAAGAAAGGCTACCTGTGATTCTGCAGCTCGACTTTTGGCAGTTGCTGGGTTTCTGCGCCGCGCTGCTCTCTGGCTTCGCCGCGCTCATTTTTGGGGCGGGCAGGCTTATCGCGGCGCAGTTTGAATCGCGCATCGAGGAGCGCTTCGTGGTCATGAGCAAGGCCAGCGAGGCCCAGGAGACCCGCTCCAACGAGCGCTTCGATGCGCTGCAGCGCGCCCGCGAGCTGGAGGCCCAGAACATCACGAACCTGGAGCGCGACTTCCTCCGTTTCCAGGCCGATCTCCCCTTGCACTACGTGCGCCGCGAGGACTACGTGCGCGGCCAATCCATCGTGGAAGCCAAGCTCGACGGCCTGGCCACCAAGATCGACAACGCGCAGTTGCGCGCATCCATGACAGAGAGAGGGAGCCCATGAGCACCATCGACCAAGCCCGTATTCGCCGCGAAGCCCTGCGCTGGCTCATCATCCTCACGCTGAACAATGCGCGGCCCATCGGTGCGTTTGAAGGCCCCATCCTGGCCGTGGCCCAGTCGGAATACCCCGACGCCACGCCGCTGGAACTGCGCCGCGAGATGGACTACCTGCATGACCGTGAGCTAGTGATGGTGGACAAGCAGCCGTCCGGCCGCTGGCACGCCGAGCTCACGCGCATCGGCGTGGACCTGGCCGAGTACACCATCCCCTGCGAGCCGGGCATTGCCCGCCCTGCGAAGTACTGGTGAGCCATGGGCCGCAAGAGTTCCATCGACCGGCTCGACCCGGAGATCAAGGCCTACCTGCTGGCGATGATCGCCACGGGCAGCATGACGCTCAACGAGCTGATCGTCGACCTGCAGGAGCGCTTCCCCGCTGCGGCGGCGTCCGGTGACCTGCCCAGCCGGTCAGCCGTGGGTCGCTACGGCCAGAAGCTGGAACGGCGCCTGGCTGCCATCCGCGCCAGCACCGAGGCGGCCAAGCTGATCCAGGCCCATGCCGGCGACGACAAGGACGCCCGCAGCGAGGCCCTGACGGCCATGGTGCAAACCGAGCTGTTCGAGGCCATCCTGGAGCTGCAGGAGGCTGATGCCGAGGGCGACGATGCTGCCGACCCTGGCGAGCGCGTCGCACTGCTCAGCAAGGCCGCGAAGAACATCGCCACCTTGACCAGGTCGAGCATCAACCTCAAGGAGTTCCAGGCCAAGGTCGAGGAAGCCACGCGCAAGAAGCTGCTGGAGGAGCAGCGCGCAAAGATCGAAGCCATGCCCACAAAGGGCGGCGTGACAGCCGAGACCAAGGCCGCCATTCGCGAAGCGCTGGGGATTGCGTGATGAGCATCTTCCATCCCGTCCCGAAAGCAGCGCTGCGCGCCCACTACACCCACTACGGCTGGTTCGTGGGCCTCGTCCCCGTGTACATCGGCAACCCGGATTCGGTCGGCCCGACCGTAACCGAGCGCAACTGGGTGCCGGAGTGGTACTTCACCCTGGTCGAGGGGGTGTTCGGGCTGTTTTGCTGGGCGTGCTCTATTCTGTCGCCCGATTTTGAGCCCGCGTTTCCGCTGCTGATCACCGGCGAGATCAAGGAATGAAGCTCAAGGGCCGCGCCAAGTGCATTCCGAAGGATCGCGATGCGATCTTTCTGCCGTTCCAGTCCAAGTGGATCAAGGACGAGTCGCGCATCAAGCTCATGGAGAAGTCGCGGCAGATCGGCATCAGCTGGTCCACCGCCTACGGCGCCGACGAGCGCGCCGCAGCGCAAGGCGCGCGCTTCGATGAATGGGTGAGCAGCCGCGACGATATCCAGGCGCGGCTCTTCATTGAGGACTGCAAGCTGTGGGCCGGCATCATGGGCATGGCCGCCAAGGACCTCGGCGAGGTGGTGCTGGACGCGGACAAGAAGCTCAACGCCTACGTGCTGCAGTTCGCCAGCGGCCGGCGTATCCACAGCATGAGCAGCAACCCCGACGCCCAGGCGGGCAAGCGGGGCAGCCGCATCCTGGACGAGTTTGCCATCCACCGCGAGCAGCGCAAGATGTGGGCCATTGCCTATCCCGGTATCACCTGGGGCGGCAGCATGGAGCTCGTCAGCACTCACCGCGGTTCCTACACCTTCTTCAACCAGCTGGTGCGTGAGGCCCGCCACGGCGGCAACCCCAAGAAAATCAGCCTGCATCGGGTCACTCTGCAGGACGCCCTGGAGCAAGGCTTTCTCTTCAAGCTGCAGCAGGCGCTGCCCGCCGATGCCGAGCAGCAGGGCATGGACGAGGCCGAGTACTTCGACTTCACGAAGGCCGGAGCGGCCGACGCGGAATCCTTCGACCAGGAGTACATGTGCATTCCGGCCGACGACGACGCCAAGTTCCTGGAATACGGCCTCATCACGGCCTGCGAGTACTCCGGCGGCGACATCTGGCAGCGCGGCCTGGAGGGGCCATTCCAGGGCCGTCTGTTCGCTGGCGTGGACATCGGCCGCAAGAAGGACCTGACCGTCCTGTGGGTGGTCGAGCAGCTCGGCGACGTGTTCTACACGCGGCACGTCGAGGTCATGGAGAAGATGCGCAAGAGCGCACAGGAGGCCATCCTGTGGCCCTGGTTCGCCATCTGCGACCGTATCTGCATTGACTCCACGGGCCTGGGCATCGGCTGGACCGATGACGCACAGGACAAGTTCGGCGAGCACCGCGTCGAGGGTGTGAACTTCTCAGGCCAGGTGAAGGAAGCCCTGGCATACCCGCTGCGCGGCGCCATGGAGGACCGCAAGGTCCGCATTCCCGAAGATCCCAAGATCCGCGCCGACCTGCGCAAGGTGCAAAAGACCACCACAGCGGCGGGAAACATCCGGTTCGTCGCCGACGGCGAAGACAGCAATGCCGTCAACGGCCACGCCGACCGCTTCTGGGCGCTGGCCCTGGCCCTGCACGCTGGCAGCAACCCCAGCGCCCCTATCGAGTACATGAGCGGCGGGCAGCGCGAGAGCAGCAGCCAGTCGCTGGGAGATTTTGTCCATGGCTAAACACAAACGTTCCACCCGTGTCGCTGCAGCCGCTGTTGCGGCATCGGCGGCCGTGCCAGCGCCCGAGCTGCAAACTGAGTTCGCCAACCGCCTGCGCGACCCATTCGAGACCGCCTACATGGGCGTGCTGCGCACCAATGACCCGCTGCTGCTGGAGCGGGGCAACGGGAGCCTGGAGCTGTACCGCGACCTGCGCCGCGATGGAAAGGTGTTCTCGGGCCTGCAGAAGCGCCAACTGGCGCTGATCGGCAAGCCCTGGCAGGTCGAGCCGCGCCAGAAGAACAACGCCAAGGCCACGGCCGACGCGCTCAAGGTCACGGAAATCCTCAAGGGCTTTTCTTACGACAAGCTGTGTGCCGACCTGCTGGAAGCGCTGCTGGCGGGTCACTCCATCGCCGAGATCGTGTGGGGCATCCGCGATGGCCAGGTCGTGCCTCTGCGGGCGCCGAAGCGGGCGCAGCGCCGCTTCGTGTATGTGCAGGACGACGAGAACAAACCGCCCCGTCTGCAGATGCTCACGCGCGAGGCCATGCTCAAGGGCATCCCGGTGCCCGAGCGCAAGTTCATCGTCCACCGCGTCAACCCCGAAGACGACAACCCCTACGGCACCGGCCTGGGCCTGCAGCTCTTCTGGCCCGTGTTTTTCAAGCGCAAGGGCATCGTGGCCTGGAACAAGCTGTGCGACCGCTTCGGATCGCCCACGCCTTGGGGCAAATACCCGCGCAACTCCGGCCCCAAGGAAAAGGGGACGCTGGCTGATGCGCTGCGCGCGTTCAGCAGCGACGGGTTCGTGGCCACACCCGAGGGTATGGAGATCTCGCTACTGGAGGCCAAGCTATCGGGCAATGTCACCACGCAGCAGGCCCTGTGCGAGTACATGGACGACTGGATCGCCGAAGTGCTCACGGGGCAGGAGCCGCAGCGCAGTGGCGGGGGGGCGCTGGCCGCCGCCAGCAAGGAGCGCAAGGACGTACGCCAGGACCTCACGCAGGCCGACAGCGACTTGCTCTCGGAGACCCTGAACGAAACCCTTGTCGCCTGGATTTGCGAGCTCAACGGCTTCGAGCCCTGCCACGTCTATCGCCAAATCAAGGAGGAAGAAGACATCAAGGCCCAGGCCGAGGCGGACAAGGCCGTGCACGAGATGGGCTTCGAGCTCGACGAGAACACCGTGCGTGCCAAGTACGGCGAGGGCTGGAGACGGCGCCAGGCGGTAACACCGCCCGCGCCGCCCGCGCCCGGTGGCCCTGCGCCTGCCAGCTTCGCCGAAGGCGACCCCGATCTGCTGGGCGCTGTGACCGCTGCCCTGGAGCGCCGCGCCGCGCCTGAGTGGCAACGCGTGACCGACGATTTGCAGGCCATCGTCGGCCAGGCCGGCGACATGGACGGCGTGCGCGCCGCGATCCTGGCGCAGTACGGCGCTCTCGATACCGCCGACCTCACGCGCTTGATGGCCGCCGCTTTCGCCTTGGCAGAGCTGAAAGGCATGGATGCGGCACGCGGTGAAAACTCGAAAGCGTGATGTGCGCCGTTTTAAGGCCCTCAACAACCTGTGCGCCACCCTGGGCCGTTTATTGGCGCCAGGGGTGTTTATAAAAGCCTGTAAACGGCATTCCGGGGCATTGGCCGGCAGGAGTGTTCATGGCTGATGCAGCGTTCGGCTTCAATACGCCATTCGACGCGCAGATTGCCTATCTGCGCGCCAAGCTGGCTTTACCCACTGAGCGCTGGGGCGAGATCGCCGCCGCCGCGCACGACCGCGCATTCGTTGTTGCGGGCGCGGCCAAGGCGGACCTGGTGGCCGACCTGCAGGCCGCCATGGTGCAGCGCGCTACCGATGGCCTGGGGTTGGAGGCATTCCGGCGCGATTTCCGGGACATCGTTGCAAAGCATGGCTGGACCGGCTGGACCGGAGAAGGCTCGGCCGAGGGCGAGGCGTGGCGGACGCGTGTCATTTACAAAACGAACATGGCCACCTCCTACGCGGCCGGGCGCCGCCAGCAGATGCTGGAGCCCGGCTATGTGCGGCTGCGCCCTTTCTGGCGCTATTTGCACAGCGACACGGTGATGCACCCGCGCGAGCACCACCTGGCCTGGCATGGTCTTACGCTGCACCACGATCATCCGTTCTTCAAGACGCACTTCGCACCCAACGGTATAGGGTGCGAATGCCGCATCGTGGCTGTGAGCAGGCGCGAAGGTGAGGCCAGTGCGCGGGCTGGCCTGGGCGAGCCGCCCGAGGGGTGGGACAAGATCGACCCCAAGACCGGCGCACCTGTCGGCATTGGCAAGGGCTTCGACCACGCGCCGGGCGCTGCATCCGGCTGGCCCCTGCAGCGCTTCGTTGACGACAAGCTACTCGCGCTCGATGCGCCCATCGGCGCGGCCATGTGGCGCGAGCTGCGCCCGGTGCTGGCCGCCGAGCGGCTGCAGCAGTGGCAGGCCATGGTGGCCGATACCGCCTCGGCCATGCGCGCGGGCGGCGCCACGGTGCAGGTCCACACCGTGGCTCCGGAGACGGTGCAGGCCCTGGCTGGGCGCGGCGTGGCCCTGGAAAACGCGGGTGTATGGATGCGCGACACCGAGCTGCTGCACGCTATCCGCGACACCAAGACCGAGCGCGGCTCGGCACTGCCCGTGGAGGTGTGGCGCGAACTGCCGCGCTTGCTGGAAGCGGCCGAGCCTTACTTGGACACTCGGGACGAGGCGCTCATCTACGCCATCGACCTGGGCGAGCGCTGGGGCAAGCTCGTGGTGCGCGTCAATCGCAACATGAAAGGCCGTTTCAACGGCGTGCGCGCCAACCTGGTGTCCAACTTCGTGCAAACGGGGGGATTGGTGGAGCCGTCGAACATCGCCGAAGGCTCGCAGTATGTGCGCCTGGCACAAAAGAAGGGGTAGGCGGCGCCGGATTCGAACCGGATCATAGGTGCCTTGCGGCCTCTAACCATTCCCATTGGAAACTACCGCCCACCGGCCTGAATTATGACTGCCTTCACCGTAATCGTCCAAGACCAGCCCGTCCAGACCATGCTGCAGCGCATGGCCGAGCGTGCCGAAAACATGCAGCCCGCGCTGCAGGTCATCGGCGATGACATAGTAGAACGCACCCAGCGCCGCTTCGAAACGAGCACCAGCCCCGATGGCTCGCCATGGAAGCCCAACGCTGCCGCGACGCTGGGGATCCTCACCGCGCGCCTGGGCAAGTCCTACCGCAAGAAGAACGGCAGCCTCAACGCGGCGGGCGAGCGGCGCATCGCGGGCAAAAAGCCACTTATCGGGGAATCGGGCGATCTGCGGCGGCAGATCGTTGCACTTGCCACGGCCGACCAGGTCACGGTACAGGCCACGCCCGTGTATGCCGCGATCCACCAGTTCGGAGGCAAGGCGGGCCGGGGTTTGAAGGTGGAGATTCCCGCGCGCCCCTACCTGCCCGTGCGCCAGGACGGTACCCTCTACCCCGAGGAAAGCGCCCTCATCGTCGAAACCATCAACGACCTTCTGTTGGACCTGTGATCCGCCGCCGCTGCAAATAGGGTCCTGGTTCCCAATACTTTCCGGCGCCGCGCCGGAACACTGGCGGCATGCCTCAAGCAGCCGCCCCCTCCACTCCCTCGTTGCCCGATGGCATCGAGATATTCGCCGCAGGCACCCGCACGGCCGATGACGGCACCGTGCACACGATCACCGAAGCCGACCTGGCCGCAAGCGCTGCGGCCTATGACCCGGCCGTGCACGAAGCGCCGCACACGGTCGGGCACCCCAAGCACAACGCCCCGGCCTACGGCTGGGTGGGCCGCCTGGCCGTCCAGGGCGGCGTGTTGCGCATTGCAGAGCACAAGCAGGTCGAGCCGCAGTTCGCCGAGCTCGTGGCCAGCGGCCGCGTGAAGAAGCGCAGCACCTCGTTCTACCACCCCCAAGACCCCAGCAATCCGAAGCCCGGCACCTGGTACGTGCGCCACGTCGCATGGCTCGGCGCGCAGCCGCCAGCGGTGAAGGGGCTCAAGGACGTGAATTTCTCCGAAGACGACGCGGGCGGCGCCGTCTCGTTTTCTGAACCCGTAACCGCCCAACCGTCAACACAGGAGCCCGACGACATGAGCAAAGAACTGCAAGCCCAGTTGGATGAAGCCAACGCCAAGCTGGCGGCCGAGAAGGCCGCCCGTGAGAAGGCCGAGGCCGACGCCAAGGAGGCCGGCAAGAAGGCCGAAGCCGCCGAAACCAAGTCCGCCTCCTTCGCGGAGCGCGCACGCGCCGACCGCACTGCGGGCTTCGTCTCGTTCGCCGAAGCCCAGGTGGAAGCCGGAAAGCTGCTGCCCAAGGACCAGGCCATGGCCGTGGCCACGCTGGAAGCCCTGGCCGACGCCAAGCCCGTGGAGTTCTCCGAAGGCGACACCACCACCAAGGTCACGCCCGTGGCGTGGTTCCAGGGGCTGTTCTCCGGTGCCAAGCCCGTCGTGAACTTCGGCGAGTTCGCCGGCGGCAAGGTGGCATCAGAGGCCGGCGCCGCCAAGGGCAAGAGCGACGCGGAAATCGACAAGGCCGCCCAGGCTTACATGCGCCAGCACAAGGTGAGCTACGCCGAGGCCCTCACGGCCGTGACCACCTCGTTCACGAGCTGATCCACCCCCATCCAACCGCCAAGGACGCACCACCATGACGATGACCGCCGCCGAGATCCGGCTCAAGCAAAACCCCATTCTTACCAACCTGCTGCTGGGCCTGGGCCAGGGCACCATGATCGCCGAGCGCCTGTTCCCGCGCCTGCCGCAGGCGCTGTCGAGCGTCACGCTGGCGCAACTGGGTGACGAGCGCCTGCGCCGCTACAACCTGCGCCGCGCGCCGGGTGCGCCCACCAAGCGGGTTCACATCAAGTACGACGGCAAGACCTACGCCGTGGACCAGTACAGCGTGGAAGTGCCCCTGCCGCGCGAGCTGCTGCGCGAGGCCGACGAGAGCCGCAAGCTCAACGTGGGCAACTACCTGGACATCAGCCGCATCGCCATGGCCACGGCCAACGACGTGCTGGGGCTGGACTACGAAATCGAGGTGGCAACGCTGGCCACCACGGCGGGCACTTACGCAGCGGGCCACGTGCTGGCCCTGGCCGGCGGCACGAAGTGGAGCGCCTCCACGGGCACACCGGTCACCGACATCCTGGCTGCGGCCGATGTGATCCGCAAGAAGATCGGCAAGCGGCCCAACCGCCTGACGCTCTCGGCCGATGCCTTCTCCGCGCTGCGCACCAACGCCGAAGTGAAGGGCTACCTGCCCAGCACGAATCTGGGCCCGGCCTCTATCGAGCAGCTCAAGACGATCCTGAACCTTGCAGAGATCGTCGTGGGCGATGCGGTGTGGATCGATGAGACCGACACCGGCCGCGATGTGTGGGGCAACAACGCCATCTTGGCCTACGTGCCCAACATCGGGGGCAGCGGCAATGCAGACATCAGCCTGGCCGAGCCCGGCTTCGGTTTCACCAACGTGATCGAAGGCCACCCCTTTGCAGAGACGCCGTACTACGACAACGGCCTCAAGAGCTGGGTGTATGGGGCCACGTTTGAGCGCCGCCCCAACGTGGCCTACAACACCGCCGCCTTCCTGTTCACCAATCCGAAGTAACAACCGTAGAGCGCGTGGGCCAGCAATGGCCTGGAGACGCCCCGCAGGCTCACGTCCTGCGGGGCCATCCGAACCACCAGAAGGAATCCGACATGCAGAAAAACTTGATTGCGCTCGTCGCATTGGCCGTCATCAGCGGCGGCGCGCGCCAAACCATCGAGCCGGGCGATCCCGTTCCAGAGCTGTCGCCGCACGACGAGCGGGAGCTGATCGCCTCGGGCGCCATCCAGGATCTGGATGCAGTGGCCGCGCAGGAAAAGTGGGACGCCAAGACCGAAGCCGCCGCGCGCGCCGTATTCGACCGGGCGCGTGCCGATGTGGCTGCTGATGTGGCTTCGCGCACAGCGCCCGAAGCCGAACCCGCAGGCGATGCCGCCGCCGGCCAGGGCAGCACTGGCGCCCCGGATGCGGCCGATGCCGATTCCGCCGGTGCCCGGCCCACCGCCAAGACCGCTGCCAGCCGCAAGCGCGCCTGATCACCAATTCCCAAGGAGCTGAAACATGCCATCGCAAAACAACACCGGCCGCCAGTTCGACAAGACGCATGCCGTCACCCTGGTGGCGACCGCCGCGCTCGCTACCCACCGCTTCGCCGCCTATGACGGCGGCTACCCCACCATCGCCGGTGGCGCCAAGGACTGCCAGGGCGTCACCGAGACGGCCGCCGAGATCGGCGATGCCGTGAGCGTCGTCACCGGCTACAGCTACCTGGTTGAGGCCGAGGCTGCCATCGCCTTCGGCGCTTACGTGAAGGTGGGCACGGACGGAAAGGCCATCACCGGTAGTGCTGCCGACCACTGTGGCCGGGCGCTGGGCGCGGCCACCCAGGCCGGGCAGCTCATCGAGGTGCAGCTCTACAAGCACGTTCACGCCTGACGCCTGATCGCCCGCCATGCCCGTGCTCCGCTATGCCACCGTCGCCGACATGCTCGCCCGCTTCAGCGAGGCAGAGCTAACCCAGCTCACCGATCCCGATGGTGCGGCCGTCAACGCTGCGCGCATTGAAACAAAGCTGGATGACGCCCAGGCCACCATCGACGGCTGGATTGGCCAGGTCTACCGCCTACCGCTGCTGGGCTGCGCCAAGCCCCTGACGGTGCCCGGCGGCGAGCCCGAGCGTGTGGCGCCGCCCCAGCTGGTGCGCATTGCGTGCGACCTGGCGCGCTTCTGGCTGCGCGATGCGGTGCAAGAGGACTCGGACGTGTACCGCCGGTACCAGGCCGCCATGGCCGAACTCAAGGCCATCGCCGAAGGCCGCGCCCTGCTGTCCTGCCCATGGGGCGGCAGCGCGGGTGACCTGGTCACCACTGACGCCCAGCAAGGCGGCGGCGAGGTGCTGTTCGGGTTCAGTGCCCGTGCAGTCACCGACGACAGCCTGCGCGGCTTCTGAGGGGGCCGCGATGGATTTGGATTTTGTGATTGACCGCCTCAAGGCCGAGACCACCGGCTTCAAGGCCATCGGTGGCGCAGCAGACATGGATGCAGCCCTGGCTGGCGCCGTGACCGTGCCATCGGCCTTTGTCATCCCGTTGGCGGACCAGGCCAGCGAACAAGCCCACACCGGCACCTACGACGAAACCGACCTGAACGAGTTTGGCGTGGTGTTGGCTGTCTCCAACCTGCGTGACACGCGCGGCGCAGCAGCCCTGGCCACCTTGGCCCCTATCCGGGCGCAAGTGCGCGGAGCGTTGGCTGGCTGGGTACCCGACGAAGACACCGGCGAGCCCGTCACCAAGGTGCGCGGGCAGTTGTTGCGCTTCGATGGCGATGGGCGGCTGTGGTGGATCGACCGATTCGTTTGGAAATCTTTTTACAGGAGCAACCCGTGAGCAAAGCCAATGGCAAACCCACCAACGAGCAGGCGCAGGACACGACCGCGCAGGAGGCCGGCGCCGCCTCCGCCCACAGCGGAGCCGCTGCCCTGGTTCCTGCCGCGTCGGCCGACGCCGCGCCGCGCGACCCCCACCACGGCCTGGGCGGCCTCTACACCCGCGTGAGCGGCCAGCGCACGCTGACCGAGCGCACGGCCCACGAATCCACTCCCTCTGACAAGGACGCAAAGCAATGAGCGCACCCAAGTTCTTCCGCAAGATGGCCATCCTGGCGGTGGTCGAGGCCACGGTGGGCCTGCTGGCCGCCGTCACTTCCGCCAATGCCATCGAAGTGAGCGACGTCACGCTCACGCCCATCGAAGGCGACGAAGCCGACCAGGGCGTGATCCGGCCGTATTTCGGGGCCTCGGAGACCATCCTGGTGACCGAGTACCGCAAGGTGGCCTTCTCCGTGGGCTTTGCCGGGGTGGGCGTGGCAGGCACGTTGCCGGGCTACACGCCGCTGCTGCGCGCCTGCGGTGCCAGCGCCACCAACACGCCAGCGCCAGACCCTGACCCGCACACGCTGTTTGCCCCGGTGACCGACGGCATCGAGAGCCTGTCCATCTACGCCACCATCGACAAGCGTCTCTACAAGATGGCCGGCGCGCGCGGCAATTGCAAGATCGTCTGCGACGCCAAGGGCATCCCAAAGTACCAGTTCGAGTTCACGGGCTCGTTCATTCCTGTGGAAGACGTGGGTGCCATGCCGGCGGTCAACTACGCCGCATTCCAGAAGCCCATCGGGGTCAACAAGCTCAACACCACGGTGGCGCTCGCTGGGATCACGTTGGCGTGCAGCTCCTTCCAGTTCGACGTCGGTGCACAGGTCGTCAAGCAAGACCTGACGGATGTGGACGGTGCAGAAATCACCGGCCGCGTGTCCACTGGCAGCATCACCTTCCGCGACACCGACGTCGCCACCAAGGACTGGATCGGCCTGGCACGCACCAGCGCCAAGGTGCCCTTGCTGCTCAAGCACGGCCAGGCCGCGACCAACACGATCACGCTGGGTGTGCCCCGCGCCCAGATCGGCAAGCCCAGCTTCAGCGAACAGGACGGCATTCACATGATCACCGTGCCCTTCCGCTGCATCCCTTCGGACGCCGGCAACGACGAGTGGTCCATCAAGGTCTAGCCGACCGACCGACCGCCGCCCACCGCCTGCATTCCAGCTTTCACAACCGCGTTTCAACAGGAGCAACCACCCATGGCCGTTGTCATCACCACAAAACCCGCCTTCTGGGCGCCCGGCTTTCTGATCATTCCCGACGATGAGAAAACCCTGACCTTCGAGTTCAAGGCCCGTTTCAAGCGGCTGCCCGCCGAGCGCTCGCGTGAGCTAA